GGCCCCTAAAGGCCACCCCACGTTCTACGGAACACTCCTAAATCTGAAAGGACCATTTGTCATGTCTGTACCATTCGATTCGTACGTAAATAGGCGAATCGGCTACTTCGGGAATGATTTTCTTCATACCCGTTCAGCAGTTGATGTGCCTATCTCGTTCGACCGCGGATGGATACTAAGCCATGGGAACTGGGGTTGGCAGGACTTCCCTCCGGATAAGAATGTAGGAGATGGTTTCGCTATGGTGAAATCATTTCTTCGTTCTCAAACGGTAGATGTCGGCCGACTCTATTCCCCGAACAAAGACCTATGGTACGAAGGTGCCATAGCGTCGATGTACGATGGCTTAGCGGTCCCCTCTGTCGCCAATTCGGAGGCATGGGGAGCGCAGGCGTACGCGAAGTTAAAGCCTACTAAGCCGGAACTTAATTTATTCACTTCTATTGGTGAATTAAAGGACGTTCCGTTAATGCTTAAGAAGCGGATGGAAACCACTGGTTTAAGCAAAGTTGGTAATTACCATCTTGGCATCCAGTTTGGTTGGCTTCCGATGCTGAGGGACATTCAAGATATCGTGTTTAAACAACGCGATACTGCGAAACGTCTTAAACAGCTACTTCGCGATAATGGGAGACCCGTGCGCCGCAGAGTACAAATTGCGGCGTCGATAAGTGATCCTGTAATTCAAAGTGGATCTGCATACTCGGCCATTCGGCCGACGTTTCAGGTCTACTATTACAAGGATACACCCACTTATTCGCAGACAACATATACAGTAGATCGGGTATGGGCCTCTGGCCGATTCCGCTACTGGTTGCCTGACGGCCCAAGAGATATCGAATGGACGAGGAAGATGCTATACGCTTTGTATGGCATGTATCCTTCGCCTTCGGCGGTTTATAACCTTATCCCTTGGAGTTGGTTGGTCGATTGGTTCACTAATGCTGGATTCGTTATTCAGAATCTAGACACTGGTGTAGCCGATCGATTAGCGGCTGACTACTCTTACGTCATGAGAGAGCGTGCGACAATACGAGATTCGTGGAGTCGCGTGACCTTTACTGACGGAAAAAGTGAGCAGACGTTCAACGTCTCTTCCAGTGCTGTCGGTATTTCAAAATACCGCGCTGCTGGAGACCCTTTCGGATTTAATACCAACCCAAATCAATTGAGTGGTATGCAGCTATCGATACTCGGGGCATTAGGCTTGTCACGATTACGGTAGTTCTTGAATACAAGTAACCAACGTTAAAGTAAGGAGCTTCTAATGCTAGCTGATCCCCAGTCCGTCACTATTAATGCAGTGGCGAAGTCTCTGGCTCGGACCCAACAGGGACCGACTCAGAACCTCTACACTTCAAGTGACGGCCTAACGACGATGGCGGCTAAGCAGAATATTACTGCTAAACGCTTTCGTCGCGAAGTCAGAGTGTCGCAAACGAAGGTAGCGCCTGACCCCATCTCAGCAGTTAATGCTGAGTCTGGTTTCAGCGTCTATCTCGTTATTGACGAGCCACGTAGTGGCGTTTTCTCTGACACGGAGATCGGGTATGTCATCGAGGGTCTTAAAACTTGGCTTTCTTCGGCCAATTATAATAAGATTCTCGGCGGCGAATATTAATTTATTCGTCGGACATACCTTCCGATAGCCGGGAGTTAGCTTAGACGGTCTTACTTCCTCCTTATAGAAAGAGGTTGTAATGAAAAGACCGACCATGCTCGTCAAGGCCTTGCTGCAACAAGCAGCTTTGGACCTAGACTTGTCCGTAGAACGCGATCTTCAACGTGTTGAAGATCGTTGCAAACACGAGGGGCTTTCGTTTTTAACGATTACCCTTCCTCGTCTCTCTGATGCCCTTGAACAAGGCATTGAGAACGGGACGTTCACATGTCCGACTAGTTTTAGTCGGCACGGAAGGCTCCCGAGATTTCTCTCGGGTTTCTTCAAACGTGTGTTTGATAAGGATGGTAGGCTTTTGCCTGAAGTGTGTCCTGAAACAGTTTACTGGATCAGACAAATCTGTCGCTTCTTTAAGAAGCTAAAGAAAGAGTGCAGACCTAAGCAAAATGCGAAGGCTGTACATCACTTCAAGGCAGTCGAAGGCGAACTCCGAATGTTGACCTCTCAAGTTGAGAGAAAGGATAATATCCTTGACAAGATTTCAGGAATCATTTGGGCTCAGGTTTTTCCTGAGCTTGATTACCTTAGTCTTGTTTGTCATCATGGCCCTGGTTTCACTGCAGATCGTTATCTCCCTAACGAGAGGTATCGGCTTGCAAAGTGGTATACCAGGTCAGAGTACTCCTTTCCTTCAGACCTCCACTGTTACCCCAATTACGGAGTCGCAGCAGAGGAAAG